TGAAAATTTATCTACAGAATCTGAATTTCGATATACAGTAAATCCTGCTGCTAAATATTGGGATGGATTTGTTTCATCATGTCATACTGTTATACTTGATGATGTTGCCAATGAACATCCAGATTTGAAAGATTCTAAATCTTTAGATAATATTATTCAAGTTATGAATAATCAAGCTTTTTGTCCTGATCAAGCATCTTTAGAGTCTAAAGGTACTACTCCATTCAGAGGTAAATTAGTGATTGCTACCACTAATGTGAAAACTTTAAATGCTTATTCATATTTTTCTTGTCCATCTGCTGCTCAACGAAGATTTCCTTACATTATAACTCCAAAACCTAAGGAGGAGTTTAAAGATGAGCGTAAGATGTTATGCACTAAGAATATACCTGATGATGTAACTTATCCCGAGTTGTGGGATTTTGATATTGATATGGTTATTCCGGTTCCTGCTTCTCAAGGCCGACAATATGCTAAATTTGAAAAATTGCATACTAATATTGGTACTGTTGAATTGCTTCAATGGTTTGATAAAGCAATAAACGATTTCAATAAAGACCAAGAAAAAGTTTCCATGTGTATTGAGCGAATGGAAAAAGAAGAACTTTGTACATGTTGTATATTACCGACTTCATTATGTCGTATGACACCACAGGGTCTAACTACAAATTTGTTGACTGTTACTGTAGCTGGTTTAGTTATGTATCATTCTAATTTTATGTTTGTTAAAAGTATGTACGAGACGTATTCTAAAGTTAAGCAATGTAAACAAACTTTTGTAGAATATAAAGATGAAGCTATCAATAAAATTTGTGATCTTGGTACTAAAGAATTTTGGATAAATATGGGTGAAAAAGTCCAAACTTCTTTGGGTCACAAAGAGATATTGGTTGGACTTGCGGCTGCAACATTATTGATTATGGGTATGTATAGTGTTACTAAGCAGACCTTGATTCCTCAAGGTGATGTTTCAGCTAGTATTGGTTCAAAACCTGAACCTGAGGAAAATGGTAGAGAAAATGTTTG